ATCATCATCGCCCTGTGCGCCCTGCTTGGGGGATGCGCCACCGCAGAAACCATTCAGGTGCTCGACAACATCATCACGTACGTCAACCATGCGCCGAGCAATTAACTACCTACTGCTGTTCATCAACATAGCCCTTCTGTGGCTACTTGCTTACTGGAGATAACATGACACCACTACCAGAGGACGAAGACCTCGACAGCCCGTTCACGTTCGACTACGTGATGGGCTGGGTTTTCAACTTTTTCGCGGCGCTCGGCGCTGTTGCTTTTGCTGCCCTGCTGGGGCTGTACTTCGGCGGGTTTTTTCACTGGCTTTTTGAGCGCGCAAGCGCGGGGGGATAAGGGATGACTACATACACAATTACGCAGACCCAGCTTGACCTGCTCCTTGGCGTACTTGACCGTGCAGGTACGACTGACGATGGCGAATACAAATGGGACACGCTCTCAAAAGCCACCAAGATGTTGCAATCCCTCACCCCGAACGGCGGGGATGCTGAGGCCGCACCAAGCACCAGCCCTGAAGCCATCTACCAATACCAATTGGCAAACGGGAATTGGATTGACCAGACCAAGGAGATGTACGACCATCTTATCAAGCGCGGCGGCTCTACGGTGCGCGCCGTCTATTTGGCCGCACCAAGTACCAGCCTTGACACCTTGACGGCGGAAAATGAAAAACTGCGTGCTGCACTCGCCGAGTACGCCAGAGCGGGCGTGGGGAATAGCACTGATTGGCACATCCAGCTAGGCGCGTACCGCATGGCAACAGCAATCAAAGGAGGTGCGTGATGTCCCGACTACTTTTTGCAGCAGCGCGTGGTGCGCGGATCGAATACCCAAAACCAGATGGGTCTGGGGGGCAAATATGCGTAATGAATGTGCCTACTGATCGCAATGATGACTGCCGCATCCACCCCGATGACGCGCACTTAGCCTACGGGCCGATCAGCACGGCGTTGCGCGAGATGGCGCTACAGAGGGCATGTGTAAATCTGCAAGAGTTCCCGAGATTTTCGATTGAAGCTGCAATGGCTTGCAAACTAGATGGCGACTGGATATGGCGGTGGCAAAAGCAGACACCGTTTGAACGCAGCCTTGCGCTTTTAATTCTGGCCGAAGCACTGGCCGACGAAGGACTCTAAATGATTGATATCGAAATAAACAAAGCCCTCGCGCTGGCTATTGGGTGGGAGCACATTGGCCTTTCCGCTCTCAAGGAAGATGCTGTGTGCGTCCGCGATGTTGACGGATGGTGGCACACCTTCGATTACCGCGACTGGAACGTCATCGGTCCGATTGCGGAGAAGTACAACTGCTTTCCAAAGCATATCAACAGCATGTGGGAGATTGCGCACTACGGAGAAATCTACCGCGCAGACACCCCACAACGCGCCATCGCAATGGCTGTAATTCAAGGAGTAAGGAAGTGACCGAACCAACACCAACACCAGAGCATCTGTACCACATCAATCGCGACGAATTCGTTGGGCGGGTCTACTCAGAAGAACAAATTCTCAACTACGGCGAAGCCGAGTACGAGCGTGCCCTGCTCGACGCAATGAACGCCACCCGTGCGTTCGGCAAGACGGGCGAAGTGATCGCTGTGATTATTGCAGCGCTGAAGGAGAAGAAGGTATGAGCCGCGGTGATGTAATAAGGATGGCGCGTGAGGCCGCAGCAATTCACGGCCACACATTCCGAGACGTACCGCAGCCTGAAACCATCGAGTTTCTTGAGGCATTTCATTCACTGGTAGCCGCCCATGAGCGCGAGGAGTGCGCGAAGGTGGCTGACCGACACAGCACATGTGAAAACGACACGCCAAATGTGCTTGCGGTAGCTATCCGTGCAAGGGGTACACAATGACATCCTACCAAGCCGGGGCCGAGGGTGGCGAGTTCATCTACCCCCACATCGACAAGCGCTGGCCCGAGCCGGGGGCCAAGGTGTCCCTACTCACCAAGGGCGGCATTCACATCACCGGGCCGTGGGACGCATCGTTTTGCGTCGCATGGCTACCATTACCAAAACGCAACAAGGACAAAGAAGATGTCAAGCCATAATGCTCGCACTTGCAAGTGCCCACCGGACTCCCCGTTCCACTGGCAAACCGCGGTAGATTCCCGCTCGTTCACCCCAGTCGAGTTGCGTGCGAGACACAGCGCGGCAGCTAGTGTGACGGTTGATGCCAAGCGGGCCGAGGGACAGGACTACGGCCAGATTGCCGGGCTGTCCAAAAACAGCGAAGCGTACATGGACCGGATGCAGGGAAACTTCGCACCAAAGAGGACTCGCCGTGCCAAGACCAAAGCCGCCTGAGAAATTGTTCGAGCGGTGCGTGCGCCTGACCGATGCGCAGTGGGCAGAGCTACATAGAAGGGGCGGAGTGTCGTGGTTACGTGCAGACCTTGGTGGGTCTCACAGCCTTGAGCAGTGGCGCATGGAGCGTAACCAAGGTATAAAGGATGCGCACAGCCGGGGCGACAAACCCCTTGTGTTGGCGAACCAGTATGGTTTGCATATTTCCCACGTCCATCGAATTTTGAAAGCGCCCTGACCATGGCACATACTGCAGATACCCCCACCTACTCTACGTGGGAACGACAGCCACTTGTGGACGAAACCACACGGCTATACAACTTGCTGGTAGAAAAACAGCACGAGATCGAGTGTTTGAAACTCGACATCAAAACCCGCCGCGAGGCATACCGTAAATTTATTGTGGAGACTAGCAAATGACGAATATCACCGAGACTCTTACTGAGCGCGGCAAACGCTACGGCGCTTTCGTGGGGCACGCGGAAGTAACGCAGCACCTCAAGGCATACTACCGGGAACAACTTGCCCTGCGGGGCAAGGTACTGGCCGCTGACCAGTATGAGGCGATGGACATGATCATGCACAAGGTGGGCCGCATCGTGAACGGTGACCCGGACTACGACGACTCATGGGTGGACATCGCGGGATATGCGCAATTGATCTCCGACCGGCTGCGTGGGGTAGTACGATGAGCGGGCTTTCGACGTACACCAAGCGCAATTGGTTGGCGGACAACACAGCAGCACGGCAAGCACTGGACCAAATGCCGACGGCTTCGGCGCCCCCGGTGGCCTTTGTTGTGCGGAATATCGAAAATGGGCATGTGGTAGTGCACAAGGGGGCGGAGTATTTTTGTGATGACTTTGTAAAAGTCGCGGCGCGTGTCGTGGCGATACTGGCTGCCGACGCTATGGACCAAGCGAACCGCCCGGAGCACGATGAAGTTGCGGATACTCTACGGTACATGATGGCGGCGTTCCCGCCCGCAAGTATGACGGGAGGTATTTGATGCAGACCATATACGTGGATTTTGAGACCTTCTACTCTGCGGACTATTCGCTGTCGAAGATGCAGACCGATGCGTACATCAAGGATTCCCGGTTTGAAGTTATTGGTGTGTCGGTAGGCGTCATGGATGCGAAGCCTGTGTGGTACACGGGCTCTATGCTGGAGATAGCAGGGTGGCTGCGCGGTACCTTCGACTGGGAGAACTCGGCGGTCTGTTGCCACAACACGTTGTTCGACGGCTTCCTCATGTCACACCACTTCGGCATCAAGCCGAAACTGTGGATGGATACGCTGGCGATGGCGCGCATGATCTGGCCATACCTCCCGTCGCACTCGTTGGCCAATATTGCCAAGCACCTCAAGCTGCAGGACAAGGGCACAGAGGTCGCTAATGCCATGGGATTAAGGAAGGCGGACATGAGCCCGCAATTTCTGGCAGCGTACGCCGCGTACTGTGTGGGGGACACAGAGATTTGCCGAGACATTAGCCGCGTGACGCAGCCGCTGGTGCCCGCCATTGAGTTGAAGCAGATCGACATGATTGTGCGGATGTTTACCGAGCCCCAGTTCCGTGGGGACATAGGGCTACTAAAGCAGCAGTATGTGACGGAGGTGGAACGCAAGCGGGAGTTGCTGGAGAAGGCGGAGTTGCAGAAGGACATCATCATGTCCAACGACAAGTTCGCGGAGCACCTGCGCAATCTGGGTGTGGTGCCGCCGACCAAGGTGTCCACCAAGACCGGCAAAGTGGCGTTCGCGTTTGCCAAGACCGACAAAGAATTTCAGGCGCTGCTGGAGGACGAGAACGAGGAGGTAGTGGCTGCGGTGTCCGCGCGGCTTGGTGTGAAGACCACGATTGCCGAGACTCGTGTGTTGCGCATGGTGGAGATGGCCGAGCGCGGCCCCCTGCCGGTGTACCTGAATTTCTGGGGCGCGAAGACGACTGGGCGCCTGTCTGGCGGTAACCAGATGAACTGGCAGAACATGCCCGCGCGCGGCCCGTCGGCGGGTATTCGCAAAGGCATCATCGCAGACGAGGGATATAAAATTCTCGTGGGGGATTCGTCCAACATCGAGTTGCGTGTGGCCATGGCGGCGGCGGGACAGGACGACGTGGTGCACAAGTTGGCCAATGGTATCGACCTGTACTGTGACTTCGCATCGAAGCTGTTCGGGCGGGTGGTGACGAAGGCCGACAAGAAGGAGCGCATGTTGGGCAAGATCGCTATGCTTTCGCTGCAGTACGGTGCGGGCTGGGTGAAGTTTAAGGAGATGGTGCGCATCCAGTCGGGGGACATACTTCCAGACGACACCGCGCGGCGCATTGTGGACCTGTACCGGGCTGTGCACGGCAATGTGATGGACTTGCATCGGTACTGCAACGATGTGATCCTGCCCGACATAGCACAGGGGTGCTCACTGCTGCCGGTGGACCGCCATGCGTGGGCCATCACGTCGAACGAGGGATATGGGACCGCGGCGCAGCCCGGAGTGAAGTACCACAACCTGCGACAAGAGTTGATGATGCGTGACGGCCGACAGGAGATGACATGGGTTTACACCATGGGCCGGGAGAAGGTGAAAATTTATGGGGGCAAGGTCGTTGAAAATCTTTGTCAATACCTTGCAGGACGCATCGTGATGTGGCAAACTGCACGCTTCAATCAGCGGTATCCGGTAGCTCTATCGGTGCACGACGAAGTAGTGTGTGTAGTGCGAGATGATCAGTTGATGGAGGCGCAAGCCTATTTGGAGGAATGCCTTTCTTTGGCGCCTCCATGGTGTCGAGGGACTATACCCTTGGCATGCGAGACAGACTTTGGGCAGAGCTACGGCGACGCCAAGTAGTAACTTTCTTTACTGGAGAATTTATGGGTGAATTCGTAGTATCTACGTGGGCGCAGCTTGCGGCCGCACTTCTGGCTGCGGCGTGCAGTACCTATGACGAGGCCCGACGCAATCCGTTCGTGGTCAAGTTCAGCACCTGCACATACACGTTCAAACACGGGCTGCACGAAGCCCGTGCGAACAGCATGGCGCGTGAAATTCGGAGGACACACCGTGGCCGTGGGTGACACTGTAGCGAGTGGAAGGACAATAACTGTGTCGGAGCTAAACCGGATTGGAATACGCACGCAGGTTCGCCGCAGCAGCCTAGGAGAGGGGTTAGTCGTGAGTCTGTCTGTGCGGACAGGGCCGCAGTCACGCATTGTGCTGCACATACCGCGACCTGACCCTTCCGAATGGGGCACCCAATTTGCGTCGAAGTACATGCAGCGTGCTGTACTTGAGTCGCTGATTTCTCAGCTTACTGATCAACTAGCCGTTGAGGCTTTGGAGGGACGATGACTAATAAACTCATG